GATAGCCGTAAATGACCGTGCCTGTGAGGTGCTTGCCGGACTTGCCTTTGGACTGGAAAGTAGAACGGATTTTACGGCTGGTGTCTCTGGCGTAATACTCGTTAGTCAACCTCGAATAAAGAATGACGCTTTATGCTTCGATATATCCGACAAAATTGTAGTAGATGTGAATGTCGCGTTCCTCGTGATCGTCCACGGTATAGCGTTCGCTGATCTCAATTTTCTGAATCAGGCGAACCAGCGTGGGACGGTCTAATTCCTCAAGCTGGGCGTAGTCCTGCATCATGTCCAGCCATGCGTCCACGGAGGACTCCGTTTCCCGGCTGGCGGCAAGCTGTTCGGTCAGTTCCTTGCAGCGCTCCTGTTTTTCCCTGCGTTCGGCTTCGTACTGGTTGAGCAGATTGACGCACACGCTCTCCGGGATGCGCCCCAAAACCTTATCCTCATAAGCGGACTGGATCAGCTTATCCAGTTCCGGAAGCCGTTTGCCGATGGCGTTCAGCTCTGCTTGCAGCGTTCGGGTACGCTCCGCGCTGGCGTTCTGCTCCCTCGCTAAAAGCTGTGTTCTCAGCGTCTCACGGCTGTTCTGCGCCCACATTGCCTTGCACCGAATGTCCGTCATGACGATCTGCGTCAGCACCTTCTGGTTGATGTAGTGGGACGAACAGGCGTTTTTGCCGCCCGATGCGTAGCGGTTGCAGACATACGCCTTGTATTCCGGTTCTTTTTCGGAAACCTTTTTGCGGTAGTCCCTCATATACCGCATGGACGAGCCGCAGTCCATACACCGCAGCAGACCGCCAAACAGGGCAATCGTGCCGCTCTTGCCGCTGCGCCCTCTCGCCGGGTGGTTGTCCATCCGCTGAACAGCGTCCCACGTTTCCTGTGAGATCAGCGGCTCATGGGTGTTTTCAACCTTGATCCACTCGGATTCCGGTTTGCTGACCTGCTTGTGGTTTTTGTAGGACACCGTCCCGGTCTTGTTCTGTACCATGTGACCGATGTAAACCTCATTGCGGAGGATGGTCTTGACGGTCACGTCGTTCCAGAACGGCGTTTCGCCTCGCAGACTTTCCCGTCCCTTTGCCATGTAGTAAAAGCTCCTTGGCGCGGGGACTTTTTCCGCGTTAAGCTGCAAGGCGATCTTGCGGAAACCATATCCCTGCAAGCGCAGATCGAAGATGTGACGTACCACGGGAGCGGTCACCGGATCGATCTCAAGAACGTGCTTGTCAGCTTCGCTTTTCTTATAGCCAAGGGGCGCGTAGCAGCCGACATACTTGCCGCTCTTGAAGGTGGACAGCTTCACCGCCTTGATCTTGCTGCTGGTGTCCCGCGCATAGAGGTCATTCATCACATTTTTCAGAATGACCAGCATTTCGTTGTTCTTGCGGAGGGTGTCAACGCCATCATTCAGAGCGATGAAACGGCAGCCGAGGGACGGAAACACAAAGTCCGTGTACTTGCCAGCTTCGATGTAATCTCGACCGAGGCGCGATAGGTCTTTGCAGAGGACAAGATTGATCTTGTGATCCGTGGCATCCTGCACCAGTCGGTTCAGTCCCGGACGGTCAAAGGTCGTACCTGAAACGCCGTCATCGGCTGCTGTACAGAAAGGACTAACAAATTCACGCCGTGCAGGATTCCCGGCGCAAGGCTTCCATCAGAGCTTCAATCTCATCGACGAGATTCAGCCGGATATCCATGCGCCCGTCCGGGTAGATGGTGACGGAGTGCAGCAGCTCGATTGAGATTTCCCTGGTCAGCGCCGTAATCCCGGCATAGCTCTTGAATAGCTCAATTACGGCGTTGCTGCCGTCGTCGCTGCCGCTTATTTTGCGCTCCAGCTCCAAGACCGTGCGGGTGATTTTCTCCGCTTGCGCCGTCAAAGCTTTCTTCTGCGCGGCGAAGCTCTCGCGAGAGATTTCGCCCTCCACCAGTCCTTCATAGAGGTCTTGCAGCCGCTTGTCAAGCCGGGCTTTCCGGCTCTGGAGGGTCTGCAACTGTCGCTGCGCCTGTTTGCGGTCAAGCTGCCGCTGCTCCTGCCTTGTTTGCAGAAGCCGGTCTATGCTGACGGCGTATTGGGCATAGACCTGTATGGTGTCGATGACAGCTTCCAGAATATCGGCCTCCGGGACTCTTTCCTCCGAGCAGTCAAAGCCGGTATTCAGCCGTTTCGTGACGCAGCGGTAGGAGCCGTTCTTCTTATTGTCCCGCTGCATGGCGTGACCGCATACGCCGCAGATTACCTTACGTTTCAGCGGATTCCCGCCGCTCGTCATGACTTCTCGCTCCCTGTATTCCCGCATACAAATCTGCGCTTTTTCAAACAGCGCCTCCGACACAATGGCCTCGTGCCTGCCGGGGACGATAACCCAATCATTGCGGGAGATTTTGACCGTGTGGGTGCTGCCTACAATGTCCCGGCTCCGTTTGCCGTACACCGTCTTTCCAATATACCGCTCGTCCCGCAGGAGCTTTGCGACCAGATTGGCCGTCCAGAAGTTATCCTCCTGGATGCTGCGCCACGGCGTCCTTGTGCAGCCTGCTTCGACCTTGTAGTTCTTCGGGGAGCTTATGCCCTCGCCGTTCAGCGCCGCCGCGATCTGCCATGTCTTTGTACCATCCGCCGCCATTTGAAAGATGCGCCGTATCACAGCGGCGGCTTCCGTATCTACCAGAAGATGATTCTTGTCCTCCGGGTCTTTGACATATCCGTAAGGCGCATAGGGACTGAGAAACGCCCCGCGTTCGGCTCTGGCCTTCTTTGCGCTTTTTACCCTGCGGGAGAGGTCACGGCTGTACAGGTCGTAGATCAGTGTCCGAAACGAAGTATCGAGGCTGTCGATGTCCAGCGGATTGCTGCTGTCAAAGCCGTCGTTGACGGAAATGAAGCGCACACCGAGGAACGGGAACACGCGGGAGATATAGTCGCCAACGGTGAGGTAATCACGGCCAAAGCGGGATAGGTCTTTTACTACGATGCAGTTGATCTGCCCACGCCTGACCTGCTCCAAAAGCTCCTTCACAGCTGGACGCTCGAAGTTCGTACCACTCCAACCGTCATCACAAAACTCCAGTATTTCAGATCCGGCCAGCTCCGCATGACCGGATACATATTCCCGCAGGAGGCTGCGCTGGTTGGAGATGCTCTCGGATTCGTCCTTTTCGCCGGTTCTCAAATCCGCGTCCTCGCTGGATATGCGAAGATACATCGCCGTTCTCATGCGTCAGTTTCCCTCCCTTCCAGATATGTACAGAGCTCCTTGTATTCGTCCCGGTAGCGGAACACGATCTCGATATTGCTGTCGCCGTCCACATACACACGCTCAATCAGCGCCTGCGCCATTTCTTTTGTCAAAACATCCGCGCCCCGGAAGCTGCCGAAGGCCGCAAGGAACGGGTTCTCCGGCGTGTGCGCCGCTTCCGCCGCCTGCCGGCGGGTCAGAGCCTCAATCAGCCGCTCCGCTTCCTCGGCTTCTGCTTTGTAGCGACGCTTCAGCGTCATATACTCCTGCTCGGTCATGAGCTGATCCACATAGCTCTGATACAGGCTGTCATACAGGCCGTTGCAGCGCTTGAGCGTTCTTTTCGCCGCATCCAGTTTGCCTTGCAGCGTCGCAGTCTGCTTTCTGTATTTGTGGGAGCTGTTCACCCTGCGGACAATGGCTTCCATATCGGCGGCAAGGGCGATCTGGGTTTGAATGGCTTGTAGGAGCATGGGAAACAGTGCGTCCTCCCGGATGTTTTTCAGCGGACAGCTGCCAATGTCGTTGGCGTGGGTCGGACAGATGAAGGTGTACCACAGCTTTTTTTCATGGCTCACATTCTTGTACCGCACCAGCGGACGCTTGCAGTCGGCGCAGTAGACCAGCCCCTTGAGGATGTTTTCAGTGGTTTCCAGATGCGTAAACCTGCCGAGCGCTTCAAAGTATTCCTCATTTCTGCACTGTGCAAGAGCCTGAACCTTATTAAAGGTTTCCCTGTCAATAAGCGGCTCGTGGGTATTTTCCACGACGATCCATTCCTCTTTTGGCTTCTTGTGCTGCCCCCGGTTTTCGTAGAAGGACTGCCGCTTCCTTCCCTGCACCATGTGTCCGATGTACACCTGCCGGGACAGAAGGTTTTTGACCGTCTGAACGTACCAGCTCACGCCGTTATACTTTTCTGTTTTGCATACACCGGTATTGTACAAGTGGGCGGAGGGCGAAGGTACGCCCTCATCGTTGAGCCGCCTTGCGATCTGCGTGACGCCCATGCCCTCGGCTCGCCACCGGAATATCTGCCGAACGATGGGAGCCGTCGCTTCGTCCGGCTCCAGCTTGTGAGGATTATCCGGTTGTTTGCGGTAGCCGTAGGGAGCCCACGCCCCGATAAAATCTCCGTTTTTCTGCTTCGCCGCCAGCGCGGAGCCGGACTTTCTGGAAATATCCTTGCTGTAAACCTCGTTTATCAGGTTCTTTAGTGGAACGAGATACCCATCCGCGCCCCGCCGGGCGGTAAGAGTGTCAAAGCCGTCGTTGACGGCGATGAATCGCACGCCCAAGAATGGAAAGATGCGTTCCAGATAGTTGCCGGTTTCCTTGTAGTTTCTGCCAAAGCGGGATAGGTCTTTGACCACGATGCAGTCTACCTCTCCGCGCTTGACCGCCTCCATCATCTTTTCAAACTGAGGACGGTCAAAGTCCGTGCCGGTTCGTCCGTTATCACAGAACAGGGCTACAAGCTCCATATCGGAACTGCTTTCAATAAAAGAAGTTAGCAGCGCTTTCTGTCCCTCTATGGTATCCGCGCCGGGTTTGCCGCTGTCCTCCACGGAAAGGCGAGCATAGGCGGCGGCGCGGAATTGCTTCTGCGCCTGTGCGGGAGCTTCTGTCGCCGGAATGACCGGGTTTGTCTTTCGTTTCGTTCTTGCCACTTATACCACCTCTCTGATCTGTGCCCGGCGCAGGATATCCGTCTGCCATGCAAATTCGTCCGCAAAGCGGAAGCGGACTTCCACGCGGTTGTCCCTGTAAATGAGGATGCGGTCGATCAGCGCCACAACGATGCTGCGCTCCAATTCCGTGATGTTCAGGTGCTTTCTGAACTGCGCCATCCACTCCCGGTGCCCGCCGCCGTACTCTTTGATTTGCGTAAGGGTCTCCTGCAAGGCGTCCATCTGTTTTTCGCACTCGGCGCAGCGCCCTGCGTAGTTCTGCTTGAGCCTCGCGTATTCGTCCCGGTCGATGATGCCGTCTGCAAGGCTTTCATACAGGGACATGAGCAGCTTCTGGAGCCGCTCATGCTCAGAGCGTTTCTTGTCGAGCTGCCGCTGCACCTTCTGGGCTTCTGCGGTTCTCAATGGAGCAGTATCCGTCATGGCAAGAATATCATCCAGATCAACCACGTCCCGGATATACTGCTTTACCGTGTCCAAAACCAGCTGTTCCAGCGCTTCATCGCGCATCCGATGGGGCGAACAGGATTTATCCTGCTTGTGCGCGGCGCAGACGTAGTAGATATACTTTTTATTGCCGGAGGGAACAGTTTTTCGTACCATGCTTGCGCCGCACTCGCCGCAGAACACCATGCCGCTGAAAAGCTGCACGGCGCTGTCGCCGGGGCTGCGGCGGGTATCCAATGAGAGCGCCTTCTGTACGCTGTCAAAGTCCCGGCGCTCAATGATGGCTTCGTGGGTATCCGACACGACCGCCCATTCGTTTTCCGGCTTTGTGACACGCTTTCGCACCTTGTAGCTGGGCGTGGTCTCTTTGCCCTGAATGAGCACACCGGTGTAGACCGGATTTTTCAGGATACGAAGCACCGCATTGGCCGACCATACCGCCTGTGGGTTCGCCTTGAAGGAAGTGGAAAACTTCATGCCGAGAGATTTCTTGTACTCCATAGGCGAGAGCACCCCGTTGTGGTTCAGACGGCTGGCAATGTCCTGCGGACTCATGCCCTCCAGCTTCCACGAAAAGATATCCCGCACGATATCTGCGGCATATTCGTCTACGATCAGGTGGTTTTTGTCTGCTTCATCTTTCAGATAGCCGTAGACGGCAAATGCGCCGATGTACTGGCCGCTCTTGCGTTTGACCTCAAGCTGGGTGCGGACTTTCACGGAAATATCCCGGCAGTAAGCTTCGTTTATGAGGTTCTTGAACGGGATGATAAGCTCGTCCGAAGCGTTCTTTCCGGCGAGGCTGTCGTAATTGTCGTTGACGGCGATAAAGCGCACGCCTAAAAAGGGGAATATCTTCTCGATGTACTCGCCTGCGTCCAGGTAATTGCGGCCAAAGCGTGAGAGGTCTTTTACGATGATGCAGTTGGTGCGTCCCGCCTTTACGTCCTCCAGCATTTTCTTAAAACTCGGACGCTCGAAATTGGAGCCTGTGAAGCCGTCGTCGATCCTGACGGCGTACTCCCGAAGCTCCGGGCGGGAGCGGATAAAGTCCCGCAGCAGCTCCCGCTGCCCGGTGATGCTGTTGGATTCCTCTTTATCCCCGTCGTCCCTCGACAGCCGGAGGTAAAGCGTGGCGTTCCAGATTTTTGTTTCGGTGTTGTGTTGCATATTGCCAGCTCCTTTCCTCCAAAATTGTACCCTGCGTTGCGCAGGACTGTCGAGGATGTCGCAGGATCAGCCCTTTGTGCGGATATATGCTTCCAGCCTGTCCTCCAGCGAAATATCCGTATCGGCAAAACTGACCCTGACCACATATTTTCCGTGCCGGTAGCAGTAGGGATTGCCAATCTGACGGATGAAATCCAGAATACGCTCCCGCTTGGGCAGCGCTGTGTTGACCTTTACATCGCGTATATCCACCAGCGCCGCAGGGTCAACGGCGCGAATATCCATATCGGATGCCGTATATGCGTCCATGCCATACCTCCTTGTTTGGGTTATTTCATGGTTATGACTGGATAAAGGAATGTATGAATCCGGTGTAACTGGCAGCGTGGACTTCATTACGGAGCCTCCATTTCTTCGGGGATATAGAGACCCAGGCTGATTTGGAGGGCTTCGCTAACGCCGTCCATCTGTTCACGGCTGACGCGCCCGATATAGCGCACCACGCGGCGTTTGTCGATGGTTTTGATCTGCTCCAGAAGAACGACAGAAGCACCGTCCATGCCCCTCACGGAGGAAAGCAGATAGTGTGTGGGCTGATGCGGTTTCTTGCCTCGGCGGGCTGTCAGAGGAGCTACAATGAGGGTCGGGCAATAGAAGTTGCCGGTGTTGTTTTGCAGCAGAAGAACAGGGCGCGTGCCGCCCTGTTCTGAGCCAAAATAGGGATTTAAGTTCGCCAGATAGATATCGCCGCGGCGATATGTCCAGTTCTCCTTCAAGGGCAAGGACTCCTTTCTGTTTTGGTATGTACAGCCCTAATTTGTCCTCGACACCCCAGAGCCGCGGGAAGTCATCAGGCGGCGGCTAGTTGTGCCGCTCCATGGGACTTGAACCCCTCCGAGGATCGCTCCGAGCTGTCCCCATTGCGTGAAGAAGCTGTGGCTGGACAGAAGTATCGTTAGCCCTGCATACGGTCATGGCCGGATCGGGAACCGCCCGATTTTTCCAGTCGGCTTTATCGCTCGTTCACGGAAACTGCGCTGATTGAATGTTGTCCGCACTTGTGAATGTCGTGGCGCACCGCTGTGCTGGCTTGTGCTCTCGCACATATGCAGGAATGTACCTGATGAATGACTATGAACTTTTCAAGGAACAGTCAGCTTTCGCTGTGATTCTATTTTAAGAAATCTGCACTCTGAATGGAACGTACCATTGGGAACATCACTAACACCAATGGGAACACGGCCTATAACTTCGTCTGGAAGTGCTCCAAATCTTCAATCAGATGCTGTATGTTTTCTTTCAGATGGTGCGCATCCAGAACGTCGTGGCACTTGCCCAGAATCAGGTAATCCAGAGACGTCCCAAATATCTCAGAGAGCTGAATCAGCAAATCGACAGAGCAGCCCTTTTTACCGGATTCGATGCGGCTGATGTAGCCGTGGGAGACATTCAGCAGTTCAGCCAATTCTATCTGGTCGAGTTTCTTCGCTAGGCGCAGCTCACGAATCCGCGCTCCGCTGGCCTTCGTGTTATAATACATAAAAAAACCTCCGTGAATTTGAA